AAATGTCACCAACAAACTGATTCGAATCAATAACTTGTGATGTGTTATTGGTATCGTCACAGACTACTTTGAAATCAGTAATACCACGACGACCTTGGACATCACGCAGGAATGGTTCTACAATTGCTACAAACTGAGCACGTGTAAATTGATCATTAAATTCGAACAGTGAGAAACGTGCTGCACGACTAATTGCTTTTTCAAGTACAATGAACAAACGACGAACATTGATACGATCAAACGCACTTGGTTTAGACAACATTGTTTTATCGCCAAACAGAACTGTACCTTCGCCTGGGAATGAAACAACTGGATTAATACCTGCAACATACAGAGTATCACGCTCAGTCTTAGTTGGATTCCAAGCAAGTTTAACTACGTTTTTAATTACACCACGATTCAGACCACCTGGTGAGAACCAAGGATCACGTTCGGTATCTGTACGTACACACAGACCAGCGATGTCACCATTCAATGGTACCCAACGATAGAGGTCAGCGTATTTGTCGTACTGATATTTGTAACCAGAATCGATTACTGCATAAGAAGAAGATGTCAGACCATTGCGGAATGCAACTGCTGCTGCTGCTTCGCTACCTGGATTGTTCACAACACTTGCCTTAGTTGGCGAAACGAATGCTACACAATCCTTACGAGTTTCTGCAATATTGCTGATAACGTAAGTTGCAATTGTTGAGTTACCTGTACCTGTAACTGCCAAAGAGATATCAATCGATTCAGCATTCTTAAACAAATCCCAACCTGAAGTGATTTGCGATGTGCTAACATTTCCATCAGTGCCACCAGATAGTGAGAATGTAATGTTTGCAGTTGTTGTTTTAAATGCCGATGAGTTTGCTGTTGAACCCCACGCTGTGCCTGAACCTAAGTTTGCACTAGCAGGATGTGCTAACCAGTGAATGTATTGTGATTGAGAAGCAAGTACATTTTTATAGTAACTTGAATTGCCCGAATCATCTTTTGCATCGGATGCTTTAGAAACGAAAGCGTATTTTTCCAGAACTGTACCTGCTGTTCCTGAGAACAAACCATCTTCATCAACAACTACGATATGCATTTCATCGTTTGCATTTGAGTTGCCTTTGGAAGCAACATACGTTGATGTGTTTGGAGTGGCAGTAAACTGAGATGCATAAGTCCATCCAGCATACGAAGCACCGTCTGCCAAAGAAACTTTGAGTGAGTTGCCTAATGCACCAGGAAAACGAGCAGCAAAACCATTATTTGTACCGTCAGCATTACCTTGCTGATTTGCTGTCCAATCGTCATTATTTTTGATCAAAATGCCAACGCCAGTGTTTGCTGTGGCGTTATTTGAACGTATTGGTGTTGTTGAATCTACTGCACGAACTACTTTTAGATTGTTTCCGTATGCTAGAAAGTTTGCTGCTGAGAACCAGTATTCATAATTATCGCTATTTGGTTTACCGAATGTGTTCACTAAGCGAACTTCGTCGGAAATAGTTGTTACTTCACTGCATGGTCCCCAAGCAAAAGGTCCTACAAATGCTCCTGTAGAAGTTGCAACGGAAGGTATAACTGTAGTCAGATCGATCTCTGATACGTTTACACCCGCTGATAATTGAAATGCCATTGGATTTCTCCTTTAATTGTTTGGGTCAATTGTCTTTGATAGTCTATTTAGTTTTTTACAACCTTGACATTGGAAAACCACGCTTTTCAGCGAAGTGCCAACGGTCGTCACCATCATCCTCAACCTCTTCTTGCAGTCCATTTTCTATGAATCCAAAAGGTGTCATAGTCTCGTCGATCAACATATTCTGTTCGTCGAGCATCATCTTACGGATGTCAATGTTGGTAGAATCTTTGAAGAAGGATTGTGCTGTTAACCAAGAGAATAGCACCAATCCCATAACAATATCGTCGTTGCTACCCTCTTCGGCAGCATATGAATCACGTACTCGGACAAAGGTATTCATCTCATTGATGGTGTCAAAGTCATTAATAATTAACTTGTCGTTTTCTACCAGTGTCTTTAAGTTGGCACAACCAATCTTCTTGACTGACTTGGTAGTCTTAATACCGAACGATGTTGACCGTTTGAACCCTGAAGAGATAGACTGACCCTTGATGTGGTGCTGTTCTGTCTTGTAGATATTCTCATACTCTAGGTCATAGTGTAGAATGTCTACCACTTGCTGACCAATGTTGTTGGTTTCTACCAGAACAAATGCCTCATTATACCGCTTTGCTATCGAGTAAATAACAGTCGGAAAGAACAGTAATGGTAGTTTATTATTTCGGTATCGTGCAACTTGTTTGTATGGTGCCTGTGTGGCATCGAGTACATTAATGGTAGAATAGTCCATGTTCACACCCTCTGAACAGTCTACCGTGGCAATGTATAGATGTCCAGGTATAGGTTGTTCATAGATGTTAAAGTTTTCTTCCATTGCAATTGGATCGTGGAACGCCAACGATCTGAGTTTGCTACCTGATATCAAGGTGGCATTTGAACCAATGAATTCTGTTTCGAACTCTTGTCTGAACTGTTCTTCAGAAGTGTTCCGTATCGTTTCTTCTTTCCACTTGGCATCACGACCTGGTACCATAGACCAGTGAACTTCAACTGTCTTATATGTTGAACGTTTCTCAATGGCATCTGTCCACATCTTATAGAATAGATTCAAACCATTAGGTGTTGAAACAATAATTACTTTAGATGTTTGACCAGAAGAGATAACAGGATATGTTGATGTAAAGAACTCAACGGCCATGTTATGTGGAACGAACGCAAACTCGTCTAAGAAGATTAAGTTATACGTACCGCCTCGAACACCTGCTGCTGATGTTGCATAAGCAAATATCTTGGAACCATTCTCTAACTCTAAAGAACCTTTGTTCCATGTCATGATACCTTGCTGAAGCCACTGCGGCAAGTATTCATATGCTTTCTGAATACGACCTAAAATGTCTCTTGCTAATTGACCTTTGTTGGCAAGAATACCGATCGTGTATTCTTCATTGAAGATTGCTGCCCAAAGCATATACCCAACAGTGGTAGTTGTCTTACCAACTTGTCGTGGCATCTTTGCGATGGTAAATCGATTCTCATGAAAGGTACGTACCATGTCCTCTTGAAAATCCCACATATCAAATGGGATAAGACCACGGTCAACGTTGACAATCTTAACGTATTTTTTGATAAAGTATACAGGATCATCTGCACACTTTGCAATTTCTAATACTTGTTCTTCAGTATAGGATAGTTCAGTGCCTGTTCGTTTCAGGCGGGCATTACCAAGGTATCCGTCATCCATTTTATTTTATAATGCTTTTCAACATCCATCCATGTTTTTGGTGTGCATCCAAAATGTCTTGTAGAAAATTACCCACTGCAGGTTCATTAGCACCATCAGCAGCAACAATGCCAGCACGAAGATGCATTATAAAACGATCATTATCAGCAGCAAGATCACGCAGCATTGAAATGCCATCAGGTATGTTTGTTGCTTCTTGAAGGTCTGCAAGTTCAATCATACGAGCAAGTGAACCTGGTGCATATGAATTCAATGCACGAATATGTTCTGCAAGAGGATCCAACTGAGCGAATAGCGCATTGTAGAATGTATCTAAGAATGCATGGTATTGTGGAAAGTTTGGACCCTCAACGTTCCAATGGTATCCATGTGCTTTCAAATACAAAGCAAAGTTTGTACCTAGAATTGTTTTAAGTTGATTGACAAGTGTTTCCATTACGTTTCCTGTTTTTGAGTTTTAAGCATCTTTACCAGTTCTGCTGTAGAACCAACGAACACTGCTTTATCTATGCTTAGGTTATTTTGTGCTTCCGCTTTTGGTGCTAAATCTTTTTTACGTTTCTGTATCTCTAGCAAGTCTTTGTTCATGTCTGCCAAGTTCTTCATCAAACCAGACAGCACTTCAAATGCACGTGGATGTTGTCCATCTCTTGCTATGAGCATCAATTCATTCACCGCTTGATTGCCTTGAACTACCAGTTCACGGATGTTCTCACGTGCAAAGTCTGCATCAGCATTTACTGGATCAGCATACTCTACCACAGCAGGTAAAATTTCTTCTTTCGATACTTCTTTAATTGGTTCAACATCAAATATCTCAGAGAGATTGGCATTTAGTTTTTTCATAATGTATTAGGATATTCTTTTATTGTTTCAATGAATCCAAACTCATCACCCAACGAAGCAGTTCCAGGATTCGTATCTGTTTTTACCTGCACAACATTGAGTGAGTTGATATCGGTAACTGCCACATTGTATGCTGCGCCAGAGAAATCGCCTGTCAGTTTGTCACCAACTTGAATGATTTTATTAGCACCAGTTACAACCAATATACCAGATGATGTATTGCTGAAGTAGTCTACTGTACCGAATAGATCGGAGTTATTAGCACGAAGAGTTTCGCCCTGTGCAAATACACCATTACCATTGGCATAATCCAGATAAACTTTTTGTAGATTTCTGGTAGTTAAATCAATGAATGTGTTTGTATTCGCAGTCTTAATATACTTACCAGACTTGACAGGTGGCCATATGTAACCTTTGGCAGTAAATGTCAAGTCCCAAAGAATCAATCGTGTGGTACCATCAGACATTCCACCCTCATACTCTACTGTTGATGCTACAGAATCCAATATGATAGGCACATTATACTTTTGGTCCATCTCAGGAATAAAGTCTACGGTAACATTGAAGTCTGGTGTAAAAAATGGTAGAATCTGTTCTAGTATCTGTGTGCCATCTTCTGTGTTACGAACATATATTGACAACGAGAACTGATAGTTGTATGGTATCGGTACAAATTGTGTGCTTACTGAAGTGTCATCTTGCTGTGCAAAGTTACGAAGTGTGGATACCTGTTTACGATTAACATCATATTCCATACTGTCAAGATTAAATGACATACGTGGAACAACGGTGTTGATTGACTTGATAAGATTAGGATCGGATGTAACTGCCGTTAGAAAACGTTCTTTAGGTGAATATGTAAGTGGTACTTTCCACTTTTCTTTTGGTACACCTGCTTGTGTGTATCGCACAATCTCTAAATCGTTAAAGAGTGTACCAAATACAACCACCATCTTACGAATGGTACGGTGATAGAACTGAGCGTTACCTAACATTTCGGTTCTCCATACGGATTGTGTTCCGTAAAGTCTATGATGCCATCTGAACCTGCTTCAATACGTGCATTGTCAAAGATATCTTCAAAGGCATTATTGGTTGTTGCAGCATCACT